GCTATCTCCACAGCCGCAACTAACATTTCAACAGTCTCAGCCAACATGGCTCGTGACGCAGCGACACTGACAGCGTCGGTCGCTCCTAAGACTCCCGCAGTTTAATGGCCAAGAAGAAGCGTGGAAGCCGCCCTAGTAGATTGAAAGGCGCTAAGTCTGGATATCCCACTGGTGGCGGTCCTCCGGGCATGACTCCTGAAATGCAGTCTGCCATGAGTGGTCCAGGTCCCTTCGCAGCAGGTGGCCCTCCCGGTGGAGGCCCTCCAGGTAAACCCGGTGGTTACTAAGTGAATGAAAGATTACCGGTACTGTCCCGTCTGTAGAAAAAACTTCTTCACCGACAGATGGATCTGTCCCAGATGTCATAGTAAATTAATAGACACTCCACGAGAGGAAGATTAAATGCCTGCAGGTTACGAGAAGATGCGGGATAAGTTCGCAGGTGGACAGAAGTCAGGACCTAAGTACAAATCAGCCCAGAAGAAGGCAGCAATGATTTGGAACTCTAAACACAAAGGCGGTGAAACCGTCGGTAAAGGAAGAAAATAATGGCACAAGCAGTAGATAGATTTTTATTCGGTCTATGTTTCGGAATGGGATTCGCCGTAGCCGGCGCAGTCCTAGCTCTAATAGTTCAACTCCTATCTCATGGAGTACACTAATTGATGTTGTCTCAACTAATAGATAACTTATGGTATATTAAAGCTATAGCAGAACATACAGGTGTAGTAGAAACCTGGAATGTAATGGGCTTCGAGTCTCTGGAGAAGTGTCTAGATTTCTTCAATGGTACAGACCCTACATGGCTTCACGACAAGTCTTGGTTGACTCAATATCTACATGATGATGTAACCTGGATATGTGCACAAAATGGCGTTAAGTCTTGATCGACCTATTATGGCTACTCCTCCAGGTGAGGAGTATCAATCAGGTCTACCTAGAAATAGACCTCCAGCATATCTAGATGGTCCTCCTGTAAAGGGATTCGACAGATCTCCTAATTACATACGACACATGGGAGATGATACTCCCATTCAAGCTTACTCTCTGAGAGAGGATTATGAAAGAAACGCGGAATGGTATCCTACGAAGACAACGCGAGATTGGAAGACAGACAATCTTAATACTGAGTCTAGTCGTTATCCTCCTACTGCTACTCCTCTTCATCCCAGTAAAGTAGGTACCAACAGAATACCCAAAGCTACAGAACATCATGAAGGTGATCGTTCTGATTTATCATTCAACAGGAGTAAAGGTTAATATGACTAGTACATCTACTTTCACCACATGGGCTCACGATCAACGTGGAACCCCAGAAACTACCGTTCCTTTTGCAAGTTCGACAGCGGGCGGAACTCCTCTGTTAGGGACTAACTGTCCTGCAGTTGATGCTTCAACACCGTATGCCTGGCTAATAATGAAAACTGAAGATGGTAGTACCGTCTATGTTCCGGCATGGAAATGACCAAACATCTGAGTAAAATGTTCGACGTTAAAACTAAGGAAGAAAAATATGCCCGTTACCGGCGAAGACAGTCATAAGGCTGAGAAGTTTGATCTTCCAGTAATTGACGTTCAGAAAGCACGACGTAACTTCGAAGGATACCGAGAGAAGAAATACTACTCTCTGGCAGACTTGAAGAACAACGAATGGAAGTTTCACACAGGTACTACAGATACTGACGAAGCTACTGATCCTAACGATAATGAAAAAGGATATGCAGGTATCTACCAGAAGAAAGGCTTACCTAAGCCTCGTCCATCTAAAATGGATTCCCCTCTGGAGAAGGCAGACTTAAAAGCTAAGACCATGAAAGAAAATTGGAGTGCTCTCTGATGGTTAGTGAGTATCCTAAACAAGGTAAACCCACACATCCCGATGACGTAGGTAAACGTCGTATGCCTGCCAGACAAATAGCAGAAAATGATGAGAACAGTTTAGTCAAATATTCAGTGGGAGCTAAAGGTGGAATGTCTAAATTACCTCCTACCAGGGATTTGGGAGAAGCTTTGAAACAGCATCAAAGTTTAAAAAGATTATATCCTAAATCTGATTTCGAAATTAAAGGCGAATAAATGTCAATCTTATATGTAACAGAATTTCAGAATACAATGCCTAATACCATAGGTGTAGGGCAAGCGTCTATTGCCATAGTGCCTCCCTTGGCAGAGCAATTCTTCACCATTTCAGGTTCCTCAGCACAGTCTTCGGCATTCAACGCTAATACCAAATTTGTCCGTCTTCATACCGACGTAAGTTGTACCATTGAGTTCGGAACTAATCCCACTGCAGTAGCCCTTCAAACAGCACGCATGGCAGCAAATCAAACTGAATATTTCGGAGTGCCACAAGGTGCCAGTTATAAAGTTGCTGCAGTAACCAGCGCATAAGGAAACACATGACCTCAGTAATTATGCCAGCAGGATCTTCTTCGGTAGATCTCAATACGCTTCTGGCTGTCTTATCTAGCCCTCAATCAATTAAAGATAACGTCGCGCAGTTGAAGAAAGCTTCCGATGAAGCCACAGCATCTCTGACGAAACTAAGATTGGAACAGGTTACGGTAGATAATCAACGTAAAGCTGCAGAAGCAGCTATGGCTGCTAGAGAGAGACAATTGCGGGAGACTAAAGAAACTCTGGATAGCAATGTTTCAGAATATGTGGCTAAGAGGACTTCGGTAGAAGTCCGAGAGAAAGCTCTACAGCAACGTGATATGGATCTGTCTGCCCGTGAGCGAGCAGTAAAGGAGACTGAAAAAAACCATAGAGCTAGAGAAGCTTTTCTGGATAAAAGACAAGAAGAGATTCTAGATAAAGAGCACAGTGTTGATAAGCTCTCTACTGAAGCTGCTAAGATAAAATCCGAGTATCAAACTCGTATGGATCAGCTCACAACAATAATTAGACGATGACCTTTTCGCAACGGTCTCACGAAGGCTATCTTTTCGTAGATCATCGAGCCTCTCCAGGCATACCTGAAGAGAAAGCAATTCAAATGGGCTTACCTCCTTCGTCAGTCACGGAAGGTAAGGTTTACGAAGCTCCTACACTAGGATGCATTCATTGTGGCTGTCATGTAGTACTAAATCCTAACAGGGTACGTGCCAGAGCTTTCTGCTCTAAATGTAATCGGTATATATGTGATTACTGTGAGGCAGCCCGACAACAACCCGATTACATACATCGAACAATCCACGAAACAGTGGACATAATTACAAGGAGCAACTCAATTGGCTAAAAGAATCTTTACTTCTGCAGCGATTACTTACACAGCTTCCAACGCTGGTTCTGCTACTGCAGGTGCTACCGCTACTTTCATGGCTCTCAAGGGAGCCTCCGGTACGCAGACTACAGACGTTCTAGAAATCCTGATCTCAGGTAAGGCTACGTCGTCTACTGTAGCTGCAATGGAGTTCACTAGAGAATCAACTCTGGAGACTACTCCTACAACTCTAGCAGCCCCTCACTCAGATGGTCCTCTGCATCCCGCTACCGTAGCTCTAGCAGCTCCAGTGGTCTCGTATGTAGCAGCTACTACTGGTCCTACTCCATCCAATACAGTTACAGACGCACATCTTAACTTAGGTCTGAATCTGTTCGGTGGTATCATCAGATGGAACGCAGCTCCTACGCAGCAATGGACTATGGTAGGCAACACAGCCCCCTTCGGTGCGTCTATTCTCTGGAATAGCTTAACCGCCGGTGGTGTTACAGGTCTGGCAGACGCACACATCATCTACGAGACCTATTAATGGTCACGTTAGCGGGTGCTATCGCAGCTCAGCCGTACATAGCTCAACTACAAAATCTGAATAAAGCTGTAGCCGATCTAGCCGCCGCTATTTCGGCTAACAGTACTTTGGCGCAAATCATGTTGCAGGTCTTAGACTCGCAGCAGAATTCTAGTATGGTTACTATCTCCTATCCCTTCAATGTGGCAGATTCTAATGCCATCTTCTGGGATATCAAGAATATCATTGCTAATGACGTCAACATTCAGACTAATGCCTTAGGAGTAATAACTTGACCACTACTGCATCTATTGTCTATGCTGGCGCCGGTACCATTACCCTGACTAGTTCAGGTCTAGCTTCTACCGCAGGCTTGTTAGCAGGTAGAGCTAGTACTGCAGTAGATAATAGTTCCACTAAGAACGTAGATTTCTTGGTAGGTGGTAAGTTAGTCACTACTGCTACAACTACCACCAATACTGTAATTCAGATATGGGCTTATGGTTCATATGACGGTACTACGTATACGGGAGGTATTACCGGTAGTGATGCGAACATAACGCTAGATACAGGTGCCAAGAACTTGCTCAAGATGTTGTGTATAATACCTAATATTACTACTACAGCAGTAACATATGCCTGGGGACCCTATTCAGTAGCTCAAGCATTCGGAGGAGTTTGTCCCATTAAATGGGGGATATACATAGTTCAGAACACCGGTACTGCGTTAGCAGCTGGTGGTGAGACTAAGTATACACCCGTCAACTATCAGAGTGCCTAATGAGTCTTCAATTGGATGGATCTTCTTTAGTCTCTAATTCTGCTACGCTAGTGACAGCATTCTCCTATACTATGGGAGGTTGGTTCATGTCTTTAGATGGAGGCGCAGGTTCTTTCTGTTCACTAGGCTCTACAGCCAACAATACTAATTTCTTTGATTTGGTAATAAGTTCCGGTCAAGTTCAAGTTAATTTTAATGGTGGGGGAACAGTCCAATCCGGGCTTACAGGTGTATTCCCGGCCATGGGAAATTGGTTCTATGCTATGGCCGGAGGAGTAAGTGCCACTAGCAAATGGGTGGCTTGCTTTGATCCCAATACTGGGTCCTATGGTAGTGGTACTTCATCTTCTAGTGCCACGCCTGCAATAAACGGTTTGGTAATAGGTGGTAGACGATCGCAAACAGGTGGGCAAAATATTGTCGGACTGGTTGCTGAATGGTTCTTGCTCAATGCTACTCCTCTAGGTAATCTTAGCGCTGGTCCCAGACAAGATCAAGTAATGCAAGCGGCATTCAATGGAATCTGGTCAGTTCCAACTTTTCAGTCAACCAGCATGGATGAATATAAAAGTTTTATGCAAGACTCAGATGTGACAGCTGGTAGTCCGCTGCCAACATCACATGTTACTGGTTATAATTATCAACAGATAGCACAAATTTGGACAGTTTCCGGGCAACCTACAATCGGTCCTCCGTGTCCCTATGTGCTTTCCACTACTATACGACCTCCGCAAAGCCAGATTATCCGCAATGTAATTATCTAGTGCCATGGCCTTCGGCATTAGACCCTTACCCTTTGCTGTACCGGACCCCTTCCAATATCAGTATCAGGGTACTTACGATCTACCACCTGCTGCTCCCAGATACTGGAATATCTTCTGGTCGCAAGGTCCGCAGATTCCTTCGGCAACAGTCAGTCTCCCTAATAATCAAGATGACTGGCCTATTTTCCAGAGACCTTACTGGAATATCTTTTGGTCCCAGTCATTCGATCTTACAACTCTAGGTACTTCACCTTTCAACCAGGATGACTGGCCCAATCCTAAATCTAGGTACTGGGATATCTTCTGGAGCCAGAATCTTCTAGAAGAAGAATTACTCAAGCCTCCGTTCCTCCAGTTCGATTGGCCTAATCCTCAGCGAGTCAATTGGAATATCTTCTGGAATCAAACGTTTGATATCAGAACGCTAGGCACCAATCCCTTCCGTCAACAAGATTGGCCTCTATCTACTAAACCCTATTGGGATCGGTTCTGGTCACAGAGTCCTGCAGTACCTCCCGCAGCAGTTCAAGCGCCTTTCTCACAATTGGATTGGCCGTTACCTACTAGAAGAGAGTGGGACAGATTCTGGTCACAGAGTCCTTATCCTGTACCTCCGTATCCCTTCAATCAATACGACTGGGCTAATCCCAGAAGCTATCCTAGACCTGATTTTACCACAACCTTTACATTAGGTCCTAGTACACTTCTACCCCCTTTCAATCAAAAGGATTGGCCTACCCCCGTACCCCCTAGATATTGGGATAGAAGTTCTACAAGTAATCTACTAGAAACACCTTTCTTTCTCCCTATACCTTACTTGGAGAAGAATTGGCCTAATCCTCCTAAACCTCAATGGTATCAGGATTGGAACCAGAATCTAGTTCTAATCATACCTGCCGGTCCTAAGCCTTTTAATCAACAGGATTGGCCTAACCCAATACCCTTCAATAGACTGGATCAATTCTTAGGGTCTACTCTACTTGAATCTACCATAGCTCCATCTACTGCCAAACCTTTCTTGCAGACAGATTGGGTCAACCCTCAACCAGTATATTGGTTCAGGGATTTTAACCAGAACATAGTTCTACTATTCCCACCTCCTATAGTTACCTTGCAACCTCTACATTATCATCAATTCCCAGGTTCAACAGTAGGTACGCTAGGAGCATTCTTACATTATTAAGGAGTTATAATAAATGGCAACATCTAAAGGCGTCGCTAAGGGTCATATGGATGGCCACAAAGGTGGCAAGACTCATGGAGTTAAAGTGAAAGGCAAGACTGGATCAGCATCCGGTAAGAAGATTTCTGGTAAGGCCAGAGGACATCATTCAATCCTTTTCGGCGACAAGAAGAATACCAAGCAAACTAAAGGTATTAAGACTGGCGGACTTACCAAAGGTAAGTAATTGTGAATTTAGATCATACTAGCCTATTAATTTCTATTGGTTTATTCGTAGTAGGATTAGCAGGTTTTTATCTAGCCAGTTCTTCTCGCTATTTTACTATCCGAGAACATCAAGAATTCATGTCTTCTATCTTCAGAGAGTTCGATAAGATTCATGGGCAATTGGTGAGATTAGAAGATACCAGACCTACTACAGGTGAACTGGAAGCTAGGTTGAATCGTAATGGTCTCAAAACCTAAAAAGGTTAATACCGAGAGAGAAAATCGTAGACTTAAAGCGGAATCTGATTTAGAGTACTTCATTGAACTGGTTCATCCGCGGCGTCTGTTAGGCAATGTACATCGAGAAATTATTCGATGGTGGACCAGACCTGATGCTAAACAGCATCAATTGATTCTCTTACCTCGCGATCATATGAAGAGTACTCTCGTAGTATATCGAGTGGCTTGGGAATTAACACGAGATCCCACTAAAAGAATTCTTATTATTTCGTCTACTTCTAACCTAGCCGTCAAACAACTTAAGTTCATCAAAGATATCTTAACGTCCGATGTATATCGAATGTTCTGGCCTGAGATGGTCATTAAGGAAGAGGCTCTACGAGAGAAGTGGACTGAGAAGGAGATATCCGTTGATCACCCATTGCGAAAGCTTGAGTCCATACGAGATCCCAGCATTTTTACAGCAGGGCTTACTAGCAATATTGTTGGTCTGCACTGCGATATCGCTGTTATGGACGACGTGGTTGTCCAGGGAAATGCGTATCTTGAAGAAGGACGTGAGAAGGTTAAGGATCAATACTCCCTTCTTTCTTCGGTAGAAACTGCAAATGCACAAGAATGGGTGGTTGGTACCCGGTATCACCCCCGAGACTTATATTCAGATCTATTAGGAATGGAGATTGAAGAATACGATGAATTGGGAAATGTTTCTAAGGCCACCCCTCTTTTCGAGGTTTTTGAGCGACAAGTGGAATCTATCGGAGACGGAACTGGAGAATTTCTTTGGCCTCTCCAACAACGAACCGATGGAAAGTGGTTCGGATTCAATTCCGAGATCCTGGCTAAGAAAAGGGCCCAATACCTTAACAAGGTACACTTTAGGGCCCAATACTACAATGACCCTCATGACGTTGACTCATCAGTCATCAAACGAGAACTCTTCCAATACTACGACCCCAGCTACCTCTCTAGAAGAGAAGGACGATGGTTCTTCAAACGTGAAAGAATCAATGTAGTAGCTGCTGTAGATTTCGCCTACTCAATGGGTAAGAAGAGTGATTTTTCTTCCATTGTAGTAGTAGGTCTAGATGGTCTAGGTAATTATTACGTGCTGGACATAGATCGCTTCAAAACAGATAAGATTTCAGAATATTTTAATAGGATCTTAAAGCTGTACGAGAAGTGGAACTTCAGAAAAATAAGAGCTGAAGTGTCTGTGGCCCAGCAGGTAATAGTCAAAGACTTGAAAGAGAACTATGTCAAGCCTCATGGGTTAAGTCTAATCATAGATGAATTCAGACCCTCTCGTTGGCAGGGGTCTAAGGAAGAACGTATCTTAGCGGCACTGGAACCTAAATATGCTAATGGCCAAGTATGGCATTATCCTGGCGGTAACTGCCAGACTCTAGAAGAGGAATTAATTTTTGCTAATCCTTCACATGACGACATCAAGGATGCTCTGGCTTCGGCAGTGGACTTCGCAGTACCACCGATTAACCTGTATAGACCTGTATCAACGAAAGACACTGGAACTTTTCATCCTAAGTGGGGAGGAGTTCTATGACCGGTAAGGTAATGGAACTCAGGGATGTCCTAAGTCCCGACATGCTGGCTACCAGACTTACAGAACGTTATGTGGAGTGGGAAACTCTTCGTCAACAGAAGAAGAACGACTGGGAGGAGATAGTAAGATACGTCTACGCTACTGATACTACTCAAACTACCAACGTCAAGAATCCCTGGAAAAATAGAACCGTGGTTCCAAAACTGTGTCAGATCAGGGACAATCTATTTGCTAATTATACTGCCACGTTATTTCCTAAGCGTAAATGGCTGGTATGGGAGGCAAATAATAAAGATTCTAACCAAGTTAGTAAGAGGGATGCTATCGTAAATTACATGTCTTGGTGCATAGATCAACCTATGTTCAAACATGAGATAGATAAAGTTATCATGGACTACATCCACTACGGTAATTGCTTCGCTACTGTAGAGTGGATGGACCAGAGAGTAGAATTACAAGACAAGACTCAAGTGGGATACGTAGGACCTATGATCCGTCGGATTAATCCTTATGATATAGTGATGAATCCCACGGCAGAGAACTTTATCCAATCCCCTAAATTAATACGTTCTATTATATCTCTAGGTGAAATACGAGAGATGTTAGCTCGAATGTCTACGGATGAGAATAGGGTGGAACTGGAGAATCTATATGAGTACCTCAAGAAGATCCGATACCATGCCCGAACTTTTCAGGGAGATTGGATTCAGCGCGATAGATTATATGCTATGGATGGCTTCACATCCTTCCGTGCGTACTTACTTCAAGACTTTGTCGAAGTCTTAACTTTCTATGGGGACTGGTACGACGACTACAACGACCACTTCGAAAAGAATCGAGTCATTACGGTCATCGACCGCCATCGCTTGGTTAACAACAGATCAAACGCTTCCTTCTTCGGATACGCTCCTATCTTTCATGTTCCCTGGCGAAAGAAGCCAGATAACCTCTGGGGTATGGGGCCTCTAGATAATCTAGTCGGTATGCAGTATCGAATGGATCATATCGAGAACATGAAGGCGGATATCTTCGATCTGGTCACATACCCAGTACAAAAGATTAAAGGATTCGTAGAAGACTATGTCTGGCAACCTGGTGAGAAGATCTTCATAGGAGACGAAGGTGATGTGGAACTGGTTAACCCCGAGACACAACCACTTAACGCGAATATAGAAATAGCCCAGATAGCAGCGCTAATGGAAGAGATGGCAGGTGCCCCTAAAGAAGCCATGGGCTTCCGTAGTCCTGGAGAGAAGACAGCCTATGAGGTGCAGCGAATGGAGAACGCTGCCTCCAGAATCTTCCAAAATAAGATTGCTCAGTTTGAAGAACAGATGTTGGAACCACTACTGAACGCCATGTTGGAACTTGCCCGGCGTAATATGGTGGATGCAACTACCATCAGAATATTCGATGATGATTTTAAGATCTCTTCATTCCAAGACTTAACAGCAGAAGATATTACTGGCATAGGTCGTATCAAGCCCATCGCAGCCAGACACTTTGCAGAACAAGCCCAGCTAATACAAAATTTAACTAACATGACGGGCTCTGCCATTTGGCAATCAGTGGCTCCTCACTTCTCTTCAGTTAAGTTGGCTAAGGTTGTCGAAGAGGCTCTTAACTTGAAAGACTATGAGATAGTTCTACCTTTCGTGCAGATTGCTGAACAAGCGGAAGCACAAATGCAAATGCAATCCTTACAAGAACAGTTGCATAAGCAAACAGGTACTGCTTCAGGTATGGGTACAGACTTCGATATGGAAGCGATGAATGCTCCACCCGGTGGTAAATCATCCCCATTCAACTTGAAGAGAGAACCGGCTCAATCAGCTGAACCTGGAGGCCTATTGGCCACCCAATAAAGGAAATATAATGACCCTTTCATTTTTCGAGAAATTACAGGCTGGCTTTGTTAAGGATGAACAATGGGTTCTATCCGAAATTACTAAAGGCTGGCAACTACTGCAAACAGTAGGGCATACCGCTGAGGTTGACATACATAATATCTTCAGTTGGATTCAAACCCATCAGGGTAATATTCTGGCCATCTTCCAGCAAGCTCTGTCTGCCATGACAATAGTGGGAGCTGTTATTCCCGGCATAGGCCCAGGAGTTGCTGCAGCTACGGAAGCTATCAACGTAGCCACTGTAGCCGTCAATGTACTGTCTAAGTCAGTGATTGCAGGCTCTACTCCGTTGAGCACCGCAGTCAATGCTTACCACGCTGTGAAAGACGCTCAGACTGCGGTCAACGCTGTCCTCAAGCATGCTACTACAAATCCTCAGGTTCTTAAGGCTACTGTGCCTGTAGAGCCTGCAAACGATGGTTCATAATGATTACTGCGTGGACCAAGAATTTAAAGACAGCTAAAGATATAGATGAATTCGAGAAATATGTTCGCGGTTCCACAAGATTACTGGACCGATTGAAAGAAATATTGAACGAAAACCTGTCACAATTGGATTC